TAACTTGACCAGGGAAATTATATTCTGTTTTATAAACAGGAACTGGAGATAAAACATCACCAGAGTAATCTCTCATAATATAACCTTCAAATCCACAAGGTAATGCATCTACAGGGAATTCTTCAGATAACTCAATCATAATGAATGCTGAGTTAAGAGGATATTCACCATTAGAAGAACCTATCTTTTTAGCAACAAATGAGTTACTATCAGGATTCATTGTACAGTTTGTGAATTTTTCAAGAACTACAGGGTTAGCATCAGTATCAAAGAAATCTCTAACCATGATATCGAATGTGCTATTATTGAATGACATATTCATTATAGAAATCTTAACTTCAACGTTTGCAGAATCACCGTCAGAAATCGAAATGAATTTAAATAAATTATAAACCTTATTACCTCTAAGTTCTGAAACAACGAATGGAGTTTCAGGACTTTGATATTGGAATACATTATTTGCAATTGAAGACGTGTCTCCACCTCTTGCTTCAGGTAATGCAATCAACTCCGCATTTATTCCACGAATATATCCTTTATTGTAAGCATAATTTAACATGTTTTGATAAACCTCTTCAACAAATAACGGAACTTCAAATCTTAATTTAGCAAAGTTACTTACACTGAATACCTTTGTGATGTACTCAGAATCTGAGTTTTGAAGTGAAGTCTCAAATGAGAAGTTTTCACCTTCAATTGTTGTACCTGTAATTGCAAAAGTTGAGAATGGATTTCTTGTTATTGCAGAATAAGAACCAACGGTGCTAATTCCAACATCAGTTAATCCTGTAACTTGATATGTTGGTCCTGCACTTGTTGAATTGTATAAACTAATACCTCTTGATCTTAAAGTTGCAACAACAACATCATTATATTCTGAGAACGCAGTACCAGAGAATGTGAACATTTGGCCTGATAATGATCCGTTAAAATTACCACTTCCTAAACTATTAAGTACCGATATTGATGTGTAGAATGAATAACCTGAATAACCGTTATTAGCTTGGTTAACGAATGTTGCATAATACCAAACATCATTATCGTCTGATGTTAAATCAGCAGAATTAAGATCCATGTTATTACAACTAAATACGTTTGTTAAACCAGTGATACCATCAGCAATTAACTCGTTGTATACTGTACCAGATAAAGAACCAAACACATATGCACTTGTTCCAGATAATGTTGTATCTCTGAAAATATCAACTAATTGAGTTGAGATGTCTTCTTGTAAAGTGGATAAATTTCCATTCTCAAGTTGATATTGTAAACCAAAATCATCCCAAATAACATCAGGAGTTGTATCTTGTGTTATGTTAACAGTTCCTCCCGTTGATCCCGAGAAGTCCATTTCAAATGCTGTTCCTGTTGTAACATTAACACCAACAGTAGTTGGGTCCACGTTAGCAATAGTGGTGATAGACCAAGAAGGTCCCGCATCATAACCTGATAATCCTAGTATTCTAGTCACGAACAATTGGTTAGATTGTTGTAAGTAAGACTTTGCGATGTACGCCGCCTCATATTTAGGAATTTGTGTATTCACAAACTTTTCAGGGGATGTACCACCAAAAAGAGTTGTGAACTCGTCGAAACTCGTTACGAAAATTGGTTCGAAGGCTGGGCCTTTTAGGGTTTCCCCTACTAACCCTAATGTAGTTACACCAACACTTTGCGCGACGAATGATAGGTCGGTCTCTGTTGTGTATACACCGGGTGAAACGAATACTTTACTTGCTGTTGCCATTATTTAAAAATTCTGTTCAGATTTATTTATACATAAATATTAAATTAAACACAAAAAACTTTACTCTTTATATTGTATTTATAAATTAGGCGCTTTTATTCTGCCTTTTTTCTGCCCATGAAAACAACGTCAAAAACGACAAAAGAGATAAAGAACATCAAAATCTCAATTGAGTCTCACAACGCACTCAAAAAGTATTGTGATAAAAGGGGTTTAAAAATTTACAAGTTTCTTGAAAATTTAATTATGGAAAAGTGTAAAGAAAAAACTGATCTATACGGAGAAGATTAAATTAATCTCGCAATATAGACAATTTGAGAATCAGACGAAGGGTCTGTTGGTGTTATATTCAGTGTAAGATTATTACCTGATGTTAATTGAATCTCGGTAAGATCCGAACCATAAAAATCATCATTAATATAAACATCCCAAGAACTTATATTTTCCATACCCTCAAAAGATAAGTCTGCTGTATATTTGTAATTTTCTGTGTAAGCCGTAGTCCCCGCAGAAAAATTAAATGTTAAAGGAAATAAACTTGGATTTTTAGGGTAAGATTTTTTTCTACCTCCTCTTGATGTTTTAGCTTCCAATAATTGAACGGTTCTTGAAATTGCTGGTTTAACTTCAAACTCCTCTTCGTCAATCAAATAACCCATCATTAAAAATTCATAACTTTGTATGTAGTATTTTCTTTTGTCTAAGTCTACAACAGATTCGTCAGAAATATTTTGTAATATTATTGGAACGTATTGTCCTTTGATAAAAGTATATGCCTGTCTTGATGAAAACTTTTGAAGAACATTCTTATTAAGTTCATTCAACTCTCTCATTCTATTACAAATGAATTTAACACTATAAGTAATATCAACAGGTACGGGTTGAGGTATAGTATAAATGTCCATTCCTTTTCTTTGTCCGTCCCATGTAGGAACAGTGGCATAATAATATTGTTTTCTATTTGGAATGGTGTAAAGAAGTGCTGGATTAGATCCGTACTTAACTTCAGGATTTCTCACTGTTGTAATAAAAGGAGGAGATACGTTAAAGTCCGAATCAACAAAATTCCATGTTTCAGTAAATTGAGACCAGTTTTGTGTTGTTATGAGAACATCAACAGTTGGGACAACCTTACCTGAAACCACAGTTCTTAACTCTTCTTTAACAAACTCAAGCATACCTTTATCCAAATCGGCATGTAATACCGAATTAGGTAGGTAAGTACCGTCTTTGTTAATATACTCTAAAAGTTGTTCTCTTCTTGCTGAAAGAGTTTTAGGAGGAACTAACTGTATTTGTTTTTTTACTTGTTTCGGAAATCCCATATTATATTCCGTTAAATTCGTTCGTTGTTACAGGTGTTGCAATAATAGTTCTGTAAAACGGTTTATACCCACCATATGTATGTCTGTTATCTGAATTAACCCTTCCGTCATCACTAACAGAATAATACCTAACTTTACTTTCAGTTTCGTAATACCCAATGTAATCACCAAAAGAAATATCAATTTCTAAATCATCCAAAGTTCTTTGATAGACTGATACTTTTAAATTACCTGGCTCAGATTGTTCGATTTTTGAAGTTCCCAATCTTTGATTAGTTGGAGCCACAATTTGAACCATGCCCTTTATTTCAACAGGTGGAAGAAACTGAATACCGTCTTGCAAAGCTTCCCCATAAACATCATCTGTTTTGGTTTTATACTTATCAACTTTATACAAAACAAAGGTAAAGTTCATATCACCCTCTAACCACTCTTCACCCATATCAATATCCAAGGTGAAATCCTCACCACCAAAAAACTTACCTAATCTCGTTATTGGTACCAATTTTTCCATATATTGATAAATACATCAGAATCAATTATATTTGTTTCAAAGCCTTTATATGAAATTATATCCATCATTAAAAATATATTTAGATAAAAGTCCAATTCATGGACTTGGTGTGTTTGCTTCACAACCAATTAAAGAAGGAGAGATTATAGAAGTTTGTCCTATTATTGATCTTGGAATGTCTCCAAACGAATCATCACACATATTAATACACTATAGATTTAATTGGCCACAAGGAATTAATCCTGAGAAACAAGTCGTACCAGTTGGATTTGGAATGATTTATAATCACAGCAAAATACCCAACGCAAATTGGAGATCTAATTTTGAAAACACTTCTTTTGAGTTTTACGCTGTAAAAGACATTAACCCTGGTGATGAAATTTTCGTTTGGTATGGTGATGAAAATTATTGGTCTGACGGCAGACAAACAACAGTTCTTATCTAATGAGTATGGAAGTTAGTATAGAATCAAAAGCAATTTCCATTTTAGAAAACTATGATGGGCCAAACAATTATATTCAAGAACTAAAACGTAAATCAGTTCTTAATAAAAAGTTTTATCCAACAAGAAGTCAATCTGAATACATAATTAACTTTCACGACAAACCACCAAAGGTTGCCAAAAAGTGGGTTAACCTTGATTCGTACTTTGCACAAAAATTAGCCGACGACAAACTATACACAGAAATACCTGAAAAAATATGGATCGAAAAGTTATTGGCGGATAAAGAAAAGGCTTACCACATTTGGGGTAAAGTTTTTGAAAATGAAGAACTACACGATTTTTGGTTACCAAAGGCCGCAATTATCAAAGACAATTCAGTTAAAGATGTGGTAATTGATTACTCGAAGTATTCACATCGTCCACCACTTGAACACCAAAAAGAAGCAATACAAAAATTGGTTGAGAATAAAAAGTTTATCCTTGCCGACGATATGGGTCTTGGTAAAACAACCTCAACAATTATTGCTGCGTTAGAATCAAACTCAAAAAAAGTATTAATCATTTGTCCTGCAACATTAAAAATTAACTGGAAACGTGAGATTGAAAATTACTCAGACAAATCAATCTACATTGCAGAAAGTAAAAATTTCAGTACCGAAGCTGATTTTGTAATCATAAACTACGACATAATTAAAAATTTCCATGACCCTAAAAAGAAAAACGAATCTCAAGTCCTTGCGTCCAACTTTGATTTAGTTATTATCGATGAAGCCCATTATATTAAGAATGGTACGGCGCAGAGGACGAAACTAATCAATGATATTGTCAAAAATACCGAAAGACTTTGGTTGTTAACGGGTACACCAATGACATCACGGCCAATCGATTATTTTAATTTATTAAGTATAATTGATTCTCCTGTTGCAAAGAATTGGATGGCATACGCTATCCGTTATTGTTCTGGATACCAATTTAATGTTGGGGGAAGAAAGATTTGGAATGTAACAGGGGCGTCAAACTTGGAAGAGTTAAGAGACCGAACCTTAGGTTTAACATTAAGAAGATTAAAAGAAAATGTTCTTGATTTACCCGATAAGATTATCACACCTGTTTACCTAAGATTAAAATCAAAATTATATGAAAATGTTATGGGAGAATACTATGATTGGTATGACAAGAACCCTGACGAATCCAAATCATTAACCGTTCAATTTTCAAAGTTAACAAAAATTAGACAAATTATTGCCGATGAAAAAATTGAACAAACTATTGAACTAGCGGAAAATATTCTTGAACAAGATAAGAAAGTAATCATTTTCTGTAATTTCACCGATTCGTTAAATAAAATTGCAGAACATTTTGGTAAAGCCGCGGTTAAACTTGATGGTTCTATGTCAAAACCCAACAGACAAAACTCCGTTGACCAATTCCAAGATAACCCCAAGATTAAAGTCTTTGTAGGTAATATTAAAGCGGCTGGTGTCGGTATAACATTAACTGCTGCT